CGGCCTGCAGTCAGGTAACGCGGCCGGGATCATGTTCGACGGCACCAGTGACGGCCGGTTCATCAACCGGCTGTCCGGCGGCGTCGCCGTGCTGCTGGCCTACCGGGTTTACTACTCCACAGAATGGGACTGAATGCGCTGGCTGCTGGTCCACCCCGGCCCGAACTTCTCCGTGGCCGACGTGCACGCCGGGTGGGCGGAGGCGCTGCGCGGCCTGGGCGAGCAGGTCATGGAGTACAACCTTGACGACCGCCTCCAGTTCTTCGACTCGGCGCTGATGCCCGCGCCGGACGCGATGCCGGACGCGGACGGCCGCGCGCTGGCCCGCAAGGCGATGACCCGCGAGCAGGCGACGGAGAACGCCGCCGACGGGCTGATGGGCGCCTGCCTGCGCTGGTGGCCGGACGTGGTGCTGGTCGTCAGCGCGTTCTTCATCCCGGAGTTCTACTTCGAGGTGATGCGCGCCCGCCGCTTCCGGATCGTCATGCTCTACACGGAATCGCCTTACCAGGACAGCGAGCACCTGCACATGGCGAAGTGGGCGGACATCGCGCTGGTCAATGACCCGGTGAGCCTGGACCGCTACCGGGAGGCGTGCCCGGTCGCCGAGTATGTCCCGCATTCCTACCGGCCTGCCGTGCACTACCCGGCCCCGGCGGAGACAGTGGAGGACCTTGACCTGGCGTTCGTCGGCACCGGGTTCCCGTCGCGGATCCGGTTCTTCGAGGAGATGAACCTGTCCGGCCTGCGGGTGGCTCTCGGCGGCCTGTGGCCCGCCCTGGCAGCCGATTCGCCGTTGCGGGCGCACCTGCTGCCACACGATGACGGCGACGGGTGCATGGTCAACGAGCGGACGGCGGCCCTGTACCGGCGCGCCCGGGCGGGGATCAACTTCTACCGCCGCGAGGCCGAGCCGGGCTGGGATGGCCAGGGCTGGGCGTGCGGGCCGCGGGAGGTCGAGATGGCGGCGTGCGGCCTGTGGTTCGCGCGGGACCCGCGCGGCGAGTCCGGGGAGCTGTTCCCGTTCCTGCCGGAGTTCACCAGCCCGGCCGAGGCGGCGGAGGCGATCCGGTGGGCGCTCGCGCACGACCGGGAGCGGGAGAAGGCTGCCGCGATGGCGCGCGAGGCCATCGCGGGCAGGACGTTCGCAAATGCGGCGAAGCGGCTGCTTCAGCTGCTGGGCAAGTGAGAGGCGGCTTATCGTGGCACGGGATCACGGGCGCAACGGCAGGGTTTACCTAGGAGTGGCGTCCAGCGCGGCGGCGGCGTCGCCGCTGCCGTTCCAGGCGTCCTGGACGGTTAACCAGGCGACCGACAAGCAGGAGGTCACGGCGTTCGGTGACTCCAACAAGACGTACGTGGCGGGGCTGCCGGACTCCTCGGGTGACTTCGGGGGGTTCCTCGACGACGCGTCCAGCCAGACGTTCATCGCCGCCTTGGACGGGCAGCCCAGGAACTTCTACCTGTACCCGAACGTGACGCTGTTCCCGAACAACTGGTACTGGTTCGGGCAGATCCTCCCCGACGCGTCCGCTGACGGGGCGGTGGGCGGCCCGGTGAACTTCAAGTCGACGTGGGCGGCGGCCGGCCCGATCATCCGCTACACCCCGCTGGGCCTGAATACCTAGCCATATCCTTTAAGGGAAAATATCCGCGCATCTACCTGACACGGGACGGTACAGATGACAAAGACAATCGGAACCGGCGACGTCACTGACTTCGACGAGACCCGGCGGCTGCTCTACATGGCGCTCGTGGCTGGCCGCACCAAGAAGTACAACCTTGCCGGGACCATCATCAATGCCCTCATCCACCACCACGCCGTAGAGGGCCTCAGTGCTGGTGAGGTCACCGACCACGTCGTGAATGTCCTTGAGGGCGCCAACGCCGAGACAGCTAGCGATGGCCGTGCGTGGGTGCAATCCCAGATTGACCGCATCACGGCCGAGCTGGACGGCTAGCCGTGGCCATTCTCCGGGCAATCGGGAGGGCTATCTCCGCGATGCTCGCCCCTCCCCCCTCCAGTGCATCCCAGTGCCCGCGCGGCCTGTCAACTGACAGGACACATCCCTACTGCCCGTGCGCCTGGCATCAGGGTGCCGTGCAATACCGGGAAGACCACCATGCCCGGCCTTGACCAGCTGGCCACTGACCTGGCGGGCATCTCCGCGCGCCTCCGGGAGGCCGGTGAGGGCGGCCTGCAGCGGCGGCTGGCGGCCGGGATCGGGAAGGCCGTGGAGCCGGTCGAGCGGGAGGTCCGCGACGGGCTCCGCGCGCACATGCCAGACCGGTACGCGGACGTCATCGCATCCGAGCTGGAGGTCACCCGGCGGACGTTCCAGGACCCGGACGGGGCGCGGGTGAGCGTGTACGCGCGGACGACCGGCGGCGGGAAGCGGAAGATCGGCCGCCTCGACCAGGGCATCTTGTGGCACCCGACGTTCGGTGACCGCCGCCACTGGTCGGAGATGACGGAGCCGCACGTGCGGCCGGGCTGGTGGTCCGATGCGACCGAGCAGGTGGCGCCGCGGGCGCGGCGGGAGATCGCCGACGCCTTGAACGACATTACGGAGAGGCTGGTGCGCCGGTGAAGGTGATGCTCAACGGCGAGGCGTTCGATCTCGACTTCGACATCAATCACGTGAAGATGGCGTTCGCGGTGGAAGTGGAGAAGGTCGCGGGCCGCCGTTACGCGCAGTGGGAGTCTGACCTGCTGGGCGGGGGCGCGGAGGCGCTGGCCGCGCTGGCGTGCCTCATCTGGCGGCGTGACGGCCGCGACGTGCAGCTCGCGGATGTCCTGTCCGGCGAGGTGCCCCTGGAGTTCAGTGAGGCGTTCTCCTCCGTCATGGCGGCCTTCACCGCGCAGATCGGCGGCGCGGCAGTGGAGGACCCTACGCGGGGGGCCGTGAGCCCTGCGGCCCCGGATGGCACGGATACGACGTCCAGCGGTACCTAGGGGCGTTCGCGGCCGTGTTCGGGATCCGGCCGTGGGAGATCGGCCTGCTGAGCACGGGTGAGTTCGATGCCCTGATCGATTACCTGGAATCCGGGGACGGCTAGCGCCATGACGATGCGTAAGGGGGGCTGCAGCGTTGGCGAGTGAGACTCTCCGCTATGACGTGGTCACGGGCGCTGACACGCGCGGTTTCAAGGAGACCGCGCGGGAGGCCGGCGCCGCCTCGCGCGCTGCCAGGGAGCTGTCGGACAAGCTGGCGACGCAGTCGAAGACGGCTCAGGTGGCGGCGGGCGCCGCGATCGCGCTGGCGAAGAGTGACAAGATCCTCCGTGACGCCGAGCTGGAGCTTTCCGGCGCGGCGGAAGAGGCGCGCGCCGCGATGGGCGCGCAGGGGAAGGCGGCTGAGGAGTCCGCCGTCAAGACGCGGCTCGCCGGGGAGGCGGCCAGGGGCGCCGGCGGCGGCTTCGGCGCGCTGGCGACCCCGATGGGCGCGGCGATCGGCGCGGGCGTCGCGCTGGCCCCGGTGGCGGTCACGCTGGCAGCGGGGCTTGGCGGCCTGGGCCTGGCGGCGCTGGGCGCGTCGAAGGACGCCCGGGCGATGCACGGGGTGCTGTCGGGCGTCAAGGCTGAGGTGGCCGACTTCCAGAAGTCGCTGAAGCCCGAGACCCTCGTCTTGTTCGGTGACGGCGCGGGCATCGCCACGCACCTGCTGAAGGACCTGCAGCCCGTCGCCGCCTCGACGGGCAAGGCACTGCACGGCGTCCTGGGGCAGGTCGACGCCGAGTTCGCCAGCCAGAGCTGGCAGCGCTTCTTCGGGTTCATGGAGCGCACCGCCGGCCCCGATATCCGGGCGGTCGGCGGCCTGTTCGTGGACCTGACCGCCGACCTTCCCCCGCTGCTGACCGCGCTGCAGCCGGTAGCGCTGGGGCTGATCAAGGTCACCGACGCGGTCGTGCGGCTCCCGTCCGCCCTCGACCAGGTCAAGGCGAAGACCGGCGCCAACCAGCCGGGGTTCTTCGGCGGAACGGGCCTGGACCGGATCCGGGAGTTCGTCACCTGGGGCGAGAAGCACATTCCTCAGGGGAACAAGTCGATCAGCGACCTGATCGGGCTGACCGGCCGGGCTAACTCGGCTGCCACGGGCGCCGGGGGCGCGGTGGCCGCGGTGGGGGTGAAGGCGGCGGTGGCGGCGCCGAAGATCGGCACGCTGGCCGGGGACATGGCGGCCCTGAACGCCACGGTCGGGTCGGGGAACTCGGTGCTGGCCGCCTACTCCGACCAGTGGGACAAGTTCGTCGGCAAGACGGTCAGCGACCAGCAGGCAGTGCTGAACCTCAAGGCGGCATTCGAGTCCTACAACACCACGGTGAAGCAGTCCGGGCGCACCAGCACGGCGGCGCAGCAGGCGTTCCTGGGCATCTTCACCACGCTGGGCACGGGCCTGGACGCGCTGCACAAGAACGGCGCGTCGGTCGCGGAGATCAACGGCCTGTACGCCACGACCTTCAGCCGGCTGTCCGCGCTGCACGGGCTGACCCCGCAGCAGCGCGCCGACGTGCAGGGGCTGACGAAGGACTACCTGGCGTGGGCGTCCACCGTGCAGGGACTGCCGCCGAAGCTCACCGCCACCGCCGGCGTCCTGCGGGACACGTTCCTGGCGCAGCTGGCCAACGGTCACCGGGTAGTTCCCACCGCCAAGTCCGACATCGACGCCCTGGCCAACTCGGTCCTGAAGACCGGCCAGAACAGCGCCGCGACAGCCGCCGCCCGGGCGAGGCTGATCAGCGACATCGCGCACTCGGGGCTGACCGCGCAGGCGGCGCAGTCGCTGGTGAAGGACTTCCAGCGGCAGATCGACTCGCTGAAGGGCAAGACGGTCAACGTGGGGGTGACCGCGTCGGGGTCCGGCGGGATCAATGTGGCCGCGACCGGGCTGGCGGCGCGGATCTTCAAGCTCTCCCACCTGGCCGCCGGCGCCCGGATACCCGGGTTCGGCGGCGGCGACGTCCACCCGGCGCTGCTGGAGGGCGGCGAGACGGTCGTCGACAAGCACACGTCCCGCCAGCTGGCCCCGGTCTTCCGCGCCGCCGGCGTCCCCGGCTACGCGTCCGGCGGGGTCGCGGGGATGCCGCCGTTCGCCGCCAGCCAGGCCGGGGCGGACATCGGCGGGTGGGCCGGGTCGTCGGTCTCCTCGATGCTGAACGCGATGATCGCCCAGTACAAGGCGACCGCCCCGGCCAGCGGCGTGTTCGCCGGGCCGGGCGGCGGCACCGCGGCGCAGAACGTCGCGCTGGCGCAGCGCACCCTCGGCTGGTCGGGCGGCGAGTTCGCCGACCTGGTGCGCCTGTGGACTCAGGAAAGCGGCTGGAACCAGTTCGCCTACAACGCCTCCTCCGGCGCGACGGGCATCCCGCAGGCGCTGCCGTACACCAAGATGCCCCGGGCGGCGTGGCTGCCGTCGCAAGGCGGCTCAGCGAACGTGCTGGCGCAGGAGACGTGGGGCGCGAACTACATCCGCGGCCGCTACGGCTCCCCGTCGAATGCCTGGGCGCACGAGCTGGCGTTCAACTGGTACGACCGCGGCGGCCTGCTCAAGCCGGGGCTGACGCTGGCCTACAACGGCACCGGCCGCCCCGAGCAGGTCATCCCGCCCGGCCGCGGCGGCGGCGCCGGCACCGGCCCGGTGACGATCGTGGTCGAGAACCGCGGCGTCATCGGCAGCCAGGCCGAGGCGGACCGCTGGCTGAGCGACGCCGTGGACCGCCTCGCCCGCGCCGGGAAGCTCGCCTACGCGCTGCGGCACTCCCCGTCGGCGGCCTGAGTGGCGACCGGCTGGCCGCAGGTCACAGTCGAGGGCGGATTCGCCACCACCAGCCCCGTGCAGCCGACGGGCACGCTCATCCTGGACGACGCCGTGAACGGGCTGCTGGACACCGGCATGCTCGGCGGCGACGTCACCTGGTCGGACCTGTCGCCGTTCGCCCGCTCCGGGACGGTGACCCGCCCGGGCTCGCGGGAGCAGGGGCCGCTGTGGTCCAACGGCCCGGCCACCGCGGCCATAGTGCTGAAGAACGGCGATGGCCGGTTCGACCCCGATAACCTCGCGGGCCCGTACGCGCCCGGCGGGGTCACCGCCCTGCGGGCCATGGCCCCCGTCCGGGTGCGGGTCACCTGGGCAGGCATGGCCTACCCGCTGTTCTCCGGGTTCGCCGACTCCTGGGAGCCGGAGGACGGCCGCAACTACGCGGGCCGCTACGCGCAGGCCACCGTCACCGCCACCGACGGCCAGAAGGTCCTGGCCGGGGTGAGGCTCCCGCCCGTCGCCCCGGCCGGGGCGGGCACGCTATCGGGCAACCGGGTGACCCACGTCCTGGACCTGGCAGGCTGGTACACCGGCAGCGGCTACCGCGACGTTGACACGGGCAAGAGCGGCATGCAGGCGTACGCGGGCGGCGACACCGCGTGGAACCTGGCCAGGGCCGCCGCCGACGCCGAGCTCGGCGACCTGTGGATCGACGGCTCCGGCCGGGTCGTGTTCCGCGGACGGCATGCAACCTTGACCGATGCCAGGTCAAGCACCGTGCAGGCGGTCTTCGGCGACCGGCCCGGCAACCTCGCCCCCGAGGCGTCCGCGTCGCCCGCGCTGAACGCCAACCCAGGGTTCGACAACGGCATCGCGAACTGGACGTCGTCTCACGCCGCCACGCTCGCCTACTCCCAGGACGTGCAGTACGGGCCGCGGCCGGGCGTCATGTCGCTGCACGGCGACGGGGCCACCGCCAACCCCCGCGCCCTGGGGTCGCTCATCACCGGGATCACCCCCGGGGCCACCTACACGGCGTTCATCGTCACCTGGACCGCCGGCACCCCGGCGGCGCAGGTCGACTGGAAGACGTCCGGCGGCGCGTTCATCTCCTCCTCCGCGCTGTCGGCCGCCCCGGCCGCCGCCGGCCCCTGGCAGGTGCTGACGGTCACCGACACCGCCCCGGCCACCGCCGCCACGGCCACCCTCATCACCGGCCTGGCCGGGACCCCCGCCGCGGGCGTCATGCTCTACACCGGGTACGCCGTCCTCATCGCCGGGGACGGCAGCTCCGCGCCCGCGGAGCTGGCGTACGCGTCAGTCCTGCGGGCCCGCGACGACTCGACCCTCGCCAACGACGTGCAGGCCACCCGGGCGGGCGGCACGCTGCAGCAGGTGCAGGACGCGGCCAGCATCGCGAGGTTCCTGTTTCCCCGCACCTACGCCCGCTCGGACCTGATCTTGCAGGACGACGCGACCGCGCTGCAGTGGGCGCAGTGGGTGCTGTACGTCGCCGCCGGCGATGAGGACCGCTTCGACACGCTGGTGATCACCCCCATGCGCGACCCGGCGAACCTGTGGCCGCAGGCGCTCGGCCGGGAGATCGGCGACCGCGTGCAAGTGTGGCGCCGCCCCCCCGGCGTCGCGTCCCCGGTCGCGAAGGACTGCTTCATCCGCGGCATCACCCACGCCTGGGACGAGTCCGCCAGGTCCTGGACCACGACGTGGACGCTGCAGGACGCCGCCAAGTACGGCTCTTTCCTCACCCTGGACAACCCGATCCTCGGCGCGCTGGACTCCAACGCGCTGGCCTACTGACGGAGGATGCCCGTGCCCTGGCCACCTGGCGAGCCGCCCTGGACCAAGGATGAGGTCACGGGCGCGCAGTGCCGCCCCGAGGCGCAGCGGACGCCGCTGCCGCAGGCGGGCGAGCGCGTCCTGTTCCGCCGCCGGGAATGGGAGGATCCCGTTCCCGCGACGATCACCAGCGTGCAGGACATGACGGTGCCGCTGTGCGCTAACGGCAGCACGGAATTCCCTGCCGACGTCTACGTGTGGGAGCACCCGGACCCGGCGGTGCCCGTGGCGTCGTGGACCCATCCGCGGGCCCGCGGGGAGCTGGGGCTGAGGGCCGACCCGTGGCCGCGGGTGCGGCTGGAGCTGGACGGCGGCGGAGCCGAGACGTGCCGGGAGTCCCGGGTGCGGGGCGCCCCCGGGTGGCTGCGCGAAGGAGAGGGCAGGTAGGTGGCGATCCCTGTCTGGACGGTCGGGGAGGTCCTGAGCGCGAGCGACGTCAACTCGTGGTTCGTCCCGGTGGTCGTGTTCAAGGCCGCCGACGAGGGCCCGATCACGACGACGACGCTGCAGAACGACAATGAGCTGATCCTGCCGGTGACCACCGGGGCGTCCTACCTCCTGGACGGCTACCTGATGGCGACGGGCAACACGATCGGATCGGGCGACCTGAAGATCGGGTTCCTCGCCCCGTCCGGCGCGTCGTTCCGGTTCACCGCCCTCGGCTACAGCCTGTCGTCGGCGTCGGTGCTGGCGCAGAGCGCCGCCCGGTCCTCGGGCACCGCGTCCAACGGCGTCGACGGCTCCGCCGCGTCCCCGGTGTGGGTCCGCGGGAACGTCATCACCACCTCGACGGCGGGGAACCTGACGCTGCAGTGGGCGGAGAACACCGGGTCGGTGACCGGCACGTCGGTGCTGGCCGGGTCGTGGCTGATGCTGCGGCGGGTCGGATGACCTCTCCGGCGCAGGGGGCGGCCGGCCACCGGCCACGCGGGCCTGTGACGCCGGGGATGGCGAGGATGCAACCCGAGAGAGAGGGACTGTGGCATGGTTGACGCGCTGGCCGGAGTTGCGGGACGTCGTCGCGGTGTGCATCGGTTCGGTCGTGGTGCTGACCGGCCTGGGCGTGTGGGTGGCGACCGGGCGGGTGCTGCCGTGGGGTTTCCTGGGCGGGGGATTCACCGCGATCGGCGTCCCGGTGGCACTGGCCGCGCGGCGCATCGTCTCAACTGGGCCGTCATCATCATCGCCGCCGCCACTGTCCTCATCGCCGTCCTCCTCGCCGTTGCCGGAGGCTCCTGATGGCCAGTGACGTGCACGCCACGGCCGACCGGCGCAGGCTGCTGAACTTCATCATCATCGCGGCGGCGGCCCTCATCGCCGCCGCGGCGTCGTTCGGGGCGTCCGCGATCTACGCCAACTCGGCCGCTCACCGGCTGAACGCGCAGGCGCGCACCCAGGCGACGACGATATCCACGCTTGACGCGACGATCGCCCGGCTGCGGCGCCAGCAGCTCACGGGGTGCGCCGCGGCGGCGGACCTGGGCACCGTGCCGCTGCCGGCCAGGCCGGCCCCGTCCCGGCTCGCCGTCCGGATCGTGACCGACAACCGCGCTGCCTGGTACGGCAACAGCTGCCCGGGGACGCTCCCTGTCCCGGCGGGGCTGGCGGCGGCCGCGGCCAGGTACGGCATCCCGGTCAATGGCAACGGCAACTGAGGAGGCCTCGATGGGCAAGTACCGTAAGGCGATCATCGCCGTCGTGGGAGCGGCGCTGGCCGTGATCCCGGCGGCGTTCCCGCAGGCGTCGTGGGCGGCGCCGGTGATCGCGGGGCTGACCGCGCTGGCGGTCTACGCCGCGCCGAACGGCGGCAGCCGGTGAACCCTGACATCGTTCCGGGCACGATCGGCCACCAGCGCGACCAGCAACTCAGGAAGGCATCATGAGCGACACCCTCATGTACGACGGCATCAACGCGCTGGCCGCGGGCATCGCCCGCGAGTTCCCGGCTGCGGCGAAGGTCGCCGGCTACGTCGATGGCCGCTATGCCTGGTCGCAGGCCCAGTGGGACCTGTTCCCGGCCGCCGACCACGTCCGCATCGCGGTGCGCGCGTCGACTAACGCCGGTGACGTTCTGGACGTGGAGACGGGCGACGCGACCCCGCAGCAGGCTAAGGCCTGGATTGAGATGCGCCGCGCGGCCGGCCTGTGGAGGCCTACCGTCTACTGCTCCCTGTCGGTGGTGCCGGACGTGCGCCGCGAGACCGGCTCGCTGATCCTGGGCCGCGACTATGACATCTGGGTCGCGAAGTACGACCGGTCAGCAGCGCAGCCCGCCGTGCCGGGGCTGCCGTCCGCTTCGTTCGCCGCCAAGCAGTACGAGGCCGATGCCGCGTGGGACGTCTCCGCCGTCTATGACGAGGCGTGGCCGCACCGCCAGCCCGCGCACCCGGCGCCGGTGCCCGCACCCGGCGGTCCCAGCGGGACCGCGACGGCCGCGAACGTGTCCTGGCATCCGGTGCCAGGAGCGCTGTCGTACCGGTACCAGGTCCGCGACGGGGCCGGGCATGTCACGCAGGCGCTGACCGGGCTCACCCATGCGACGCTGGCGCTGTCCGGGCCGGGGCCGCACTCGTGGCAGGTGCAGGCCGCGAATGGCGCGTGGACCGGCTGGCTGCCGATCGGGTAAAGCCCCCGGATTTATGCCAGCAGATATACCAGCGATCAGGAAAGGTACAGGTCATGACCTTGCACGCGACCCGCGAGGGCGACAAGATCACGGTCCACGGCAACACCGGGGTGGCGCTCCACATGGAGGGCAGCCAGCTCCAGTACGCCCGCATCACCGAGGACTACCGGCACGTGAAGTACTTCCACAGCCAGCTCGGCACGCTGATCGAGGCGGCCGAGCGCGAGGCGGCCGAGTTCCACGCGGCGAACGAGACGCGCTCATAGCAGTTCCCCCCGCAACGACGAACGCCCCCGACCGGGAAAACCGGCGGGGGCGCTTTCGCGTGCCAGGGCAGCGCGCGGGCGGTTGCCCTGGCAGGCCGCCAGCCTAGCGCTAGTCGCTGATGCCCTGCGCCTTGGCCAGGTGCTGCGCCCGCTGCTCGGAGTAGACCTTCCGGACCTGGTCCCGGTCCCAGCCGCCGACCGAGAGCGTGCTCCTGACGCCATTGTGGTCCTTGTTCCAGCGGTGCTCGGCATGGCGCGGGTCGCCGTCGAAGTCGCGTGACTCGCTGCTCTCATACGGGTTGGCCTGGCGCATGGCGCGCGGGTCGCGCTCCTCGTCTGGCCGCCTGGAATCCCACCAGAGCGTGTGCCACGTGCGCACCTCTACGGGGCTGTCGCTCAGCTCCATCTCCCTGACGTCATCGCCGAGCGCGTACGCTTCCGCGTCCTCCCGCTTCGTGAAGGCGTGGCAGACGCCATAGTCGGAGTACTCGCCGCGTGTGGCCAGGTAGATCTTCATGCCCCTCATCCTCTCCCGTCGCCGACGATCGCCGCCAGCCGCTCCAGCGCCTCACCCTCCGCCACCCCGGCCAGGTCCCGCCCCGACGCCGCCAGCAGCGCCAGGCACAGCACCGCCAGCCGCTCCCGCACCAGCGCGTCAGCGGGCAACGCGGCAGCCAACAGGGACCTCCAGGGGGGCAGGGCGCGAGGGCGCCGCAATCAGCCTAGCGCGGCTTGCATTACGGTGACCGCCCCCGGGTTCCCGGCCCGCCACGGCCCCCACGACTCATCGGCGAGCTTGTGCTCAAGCCACTCGCGGGTGTCCGGCGTCGGGCCGTACGGCGGCTTGCCAGCCTCGCAGCGCTCGCACTGATAGGCCAGGTGCTCCCCGCAGAAGTACAGGCCGCACCCGTCCTCGCCGCCGTACGGCTCGGACCCGGCGCACACGTAGGCCAGGCCCCGGTCTATCGCCGCGCCGCACCCGGGATGGTCACAGGTCGCGGGGACGCCGTATCCGATGTCCCGGCCCCACCTGCTGTCGTATCCGACTGCCCAGCTCATGCTCCATCCTCTCTCACGGGAACAGCCCCGCCGCCACCAGCAGCACGCCAGCCGCCGCGAGCACGGCAACCACGGCCACCGCCGCCAGCACCCGCCTCACCGGTGGCCGCCGCAGCAGCTGCACTTACGGTCGCGGCAATTAGCGTGATCGCCGCTGTTGCAGGTCCCGCACACGGCACGCAGCGCGCGCCGCACCCGCCTCACCGGGACACCGCGACGGCCAGCGGCGACCCGGCGCGCCGCCACCGCTCAGCCGCCAGCTCGCACAGCCGCCGCTCAGCCCACGCGCGGCCCGACGCCACGGCGTTCGCCCGCCGGGCCAGCTGCTCAGCCGCCCGCAGCTCCCACTCGCTCCACTCCGCGACCGGGCGCCCGCCGAACGGCGCACCGGGCATCACCGGGCATCACCCGGCTTCCGCTCAGCCAGCCGCGCCGCCAGCTTGTCGGCGAACACCGACGGCGACTCCTCCTCAATCTCCCAGCCGTCGCCCATCGCCTCCCAGTTCCCCGACGCGGACGTGGTCGGCTTCCACACCATCACGTCAGCCGGGGCGCGGGCCTCCAGCCGGGTGATCCGCGCGGCTATGTCACGCTCCGGGTGCGGCGCGGCGTTCACGGCCGGCCGCCGCGGTCGGGTGCCGGCCGTGACCGGCGGAAGAACCCGGACGGCTTCGCGTCTCCCCCCATCACCCGGCCGCCGATCCGGGTCAGCGCCGCCTTGCTGTGGCTGCCGTGCACCGTCCCCCGGTTCGCGCCGTTCGGGCGCACGCCGTCATAGTCGTCCGCGCGCAGGACGATCCTGAACAGTCCCATGATCATTCCTTTCGGGTTAGCCCGCATGGTGGCGGGTTAGGTTCCTAACGGCGGGTTAGTCCACCGCTAGCACGTCTGTGACCTGCGGGAATTAGGTCCAGTGGACTAGTTAGGCGGGTTAGGCGCGGGAATCGCCCACCCTCCAGGGGACGCATCAAGGCGATCGCGGCCACCTAACTCACCTCCCTGCGGGCCAGCGCCGAGCGCAGGTCGGCCGGGTCCAGCCGGGGCACGTTGGACGTGTTCGTCGTCCGCACGCCCTCGCGCTCGAGCTGCCCGCGCAGCTCCGTGCCCGTCAGCGACCGGTACGGCCCCCACGCCTTCGCCAGGTCCTTCAGCCGCACTGCCAGCACCGACAGCCGCACCGGCTCGACGTCAGCGCGGGTCACCTCGGCCAGGTCCGCCAGCAGGTCTCGCGACTCCAGCATCGGCAGGCCGCTGCCCGGCAGCTCCCGGCCCTTGCGCGCCATCTCCGCCAGCGCCCGCCGCACCAGCGGCGACACCTGGTCGTTGTCGCTCTTGGAGTCCAGCCGGTGCACCTGCACCATCTCCGACCGCTCGCCGCTGAAGCCCTTGCACAGCGCCGTGCCGCGGTCCACGCCGGGGATCAGCTCCGTCGCCCGGTGCCCCGCCCGGTAGGCGCCCTGGCCGAGCAGCGCGTCATTCGCCACGTGGTCTCCGACCGCGAACGCGATCCCCACCGTGCAGTTACGGGTGACGTCGCGGGGCATGGAGTCCTTCGTCGGCGCCTGCGTGGAGACCATCATGTGGATGGCGCGCTTGCGGTCCAGGCGCACGTTCTCCCCCAGCAGCCGCCCGATGTCCTTGCCGTGCTTCGGGTGGGAGATGGCCACGTGAGCCTCCTCCAGCAGCCAGAACAGCGGGTGCAGCCCCACCCCGGCGTGCGCGAGCTCGCGGGTTACCTCCTGCTGCTCGTGGTCGATGAGCAGCTGGCCGCGCCGCTGGATCTCGTCGTGCAGCCACTCCAGCTCGGCCAGGATCGCCTCGATGTGCTCGTCCTCGGCGCCCATCAGGTAGCGGGCGCAGCGCGGCTTGAACGGCTCGAAGTCGTAGTTCAGGTCCGGGACGAATATCCGCAGCTCGGTGATGATGTCCAGCGTGTAGCCGGCTGCCGTGACCCGGGCGCCGTTGGACTTGCCCTGCTCCGGGGCGCCACCGCAGATCGAGTTCCGCCCGATGACCGGGATGCGGATCGGGTCGCCGCGCAGCGTCCGGCCGAACGGCAGCCCCTTGAACACGTCGGTGAAGCCGCCCTCGGCCAGCGGGTACGGTCCCGCGCCTTCCTCGAGCGCGCCCTTGTCGGCTATCCACAGCTTCAGGATCGCGGCCTCGCTGCCGACTGACGGGAACACCTCCTTGGCCAGCCGGTGCACCCCGGCGGCCAGGTCGGGGCGGCGGCGGGCCACCTTCTCCGCGGGGACGCCGGGCAGCCTGACCTCGGCGTAGGTGCCGCGGCCCTCCTGGCGACAGCTCACGATGAACTGCAGCGGAAGGCCATCCTTCAGGTGGTCGGTGACCTGGGGTATCCGCAGGTTGCGCAGCGCCTGCGTGATCGTCACCTCGTCGATGGAGACGTCGACGTCCGGATCGGCCGAGGTGGCCAGCCACCCGGGCGCCATGCCGCCCCCTGTGCGGCCGAGGTGCCACAGCCCGGCGACGACGGCGGCCGGGACGGCGAACGTCGCCACCGAAAGCGTCACCGACGCGACCTCGGCGGCCAGGGCGATGAGGCGCGCGGCCTCGTAGTACGGGGCGATCACCTCAGGCAGGTCATGATGGGCGAACGCCAGCGCCAGCCCGAGCACCCCGGGAAGGACCGCCGCGGCCGCCGCGATGAGCAGGCCGCCCCTGACGACCGCGGGGACCAGCTCGACGACCGCCCGCCGCCGGTCGTGCCGCTGCTTGCGCGCAAGCTCGGCGTGCTGCTGCCAGGCCAGCATCGCCTCGTGGTTGCCGACCGCCTCCAGCGCCCGCAGCGTCCGCTCATGGCGGGTGCGGCGGTGCCGCCACCGCCGCCAGGCGACGACCGCCCCGGCCGCGACGTAGCCGAGGTGGCGCAGCAGCCACCCCGCGCGCGGGCGGCGGACGGGTGAGGCGGCGGCCACGGCGGCCGGGGTGGCCGCCGCCTCGTCCACCACCTCGCCGTCCAGCACCAGCGGCTCAACCGCGGTGGCGGGGACGGCGGGCAGGCTCGGCTCAGGCACCCGGCGCGCTCCCGTTCATGGCAGGCTCCGGCAGCAGGTCGGCGGCCGCCCCGGCCATCACCCGCTCGCGTATCTCCGTTGCCGCCTTGCGGGACACCCCGAACTTCGTCACGAGCGCGTTCACCGGCCACGGGTTACCCGCCGCCAGCGTGGCCCGCATCGACGCCTCCGCCGCGCTCTCGGCGCTGGACGGGACGACGACGGCAACTTGCCTGCCTGCGGGTTCCTCCGGTCCTGGCTCCGGCGCGGCCTCCGGCTCCGGCGCGGTCCCGTCGGCGCGCAGCAGGTGCGTCAGCCCGGCGCCGAAGCCGAGCACGGCAACCGGCATGCACGCCACCGCGACGACGACCGGCCAGGGGGCGCGGTGCGCGTGCCCGGCGGCCAGCAGGTGGAAGATCACCTGCCCGCTCATGCCGAGCGCCAGCGACCCGATCGCCGACCGCTTCGCGAACTCGCGGGCCCGCGCGGGGATCAGGTTCGGGCGCAGCCAGACGCCGAGCGCGTAGGCCCCGTAGGCCTCGACGCCGACGGGCAGCGTGATCGCCGTGTCCAGGTGCCAGGCGACGATGCCGGGCAGCGGCTGGACGAGGCCGAAGCCGCACAGTCCTCCGAGGCCGACCCAGCCCGACCAGATCGCGACGGCGGCGGGGGCGGCGATGAGGATGAGCGGCCAGCGCCGCGCCGCGCTCACTGGGCGGGTCCCGCGGTGCTGGTCGCCCGCGCCAGCGGCGGGGGAACCGGCAGGGGGGTGCCGCCCGGCGCGGGCAGCGGCAGCGGCTGGCCGGGCGCGAGGGTGCCGGCGATGAGGCAGTCGCCATCGTGCTCACGGTGCCAGCCGGGCGGGCACGGGGAGGGCGTGAAGCTGGCCGGCGGGGGCGCGCTCCTGCCGGGGCCGCACGCCGCCGCGCCGAGCGCGAGGGCCACAGCCAGGGCCGTGATGGCGGCCAGCCGGCGGGGGCTACCGGGGCTTGCGGGGGTGCCGTTAAAGTTCACTCGGGCCTCAGTCCTTGCGCGTCAAGGTCGGGGTCAAGGGCCGGATCGCTGTTGACGCAGCTGTCCGGCCCGCTTAGTTATGAGGGCAGCGTAACAGGATACAGGTAGCTTCATGAAGGCCCATGAAGGCTACGGTATCTTTACGCAGGTAGGGTGACCTTTATGGTCGGCTCTATGGCACTCACGCGCCCCAGCCTGGAACTCTCGTCACACGTGCCCATCTACCAGCAGGCCGCCGACCACATCGCCGCCTCGATCGCCCGCGGCGACCTGCGCCCCGGCGACAAGCTCCCCGCCGAGCGCGACCTCGCCGAGGACTGGGGCATAGCCATCGGGACCGTCCGCAGCGCCATGGCGAACCTGCGCGAGCGCGGCCTCATCGTGTCCACCCTCGGCAAGGGGACGTTCGTCGCGAGCGCCCCCGCCAGCGACTGACTACCTGGCCAGGAGGAGACATGAGACCTCGTATGTCCGTGCTTCGCCAGGTATCATCGCCGTGTGACAACCCCAGATGAGGAAGCCCGGCTGGAGGCGGCCAGGGCCGAGGGGCGCGAGAAGCTCCGCGCCGGCGTCTACACCCGCATCTCCCTCGCCTCCATGGGCGACACCACCAAGACCGACGACCAGGAGCGCATCTGCCGCGACCTGGCGGGCCGGCTCGGCTGGGAAGTAGCCGCCGACGCCGGGGAGAACGGCGTCTACTGCGACCACTCGAAGACCGCCTGGCAGAAGAACCGCAAGCGGCCCGCCTGGGACGCCATGCTCGCCGACGTCAAGGCCGGCAAGATCAGCGGCATCGTCGTCTATCACGGCGACCGCCTCGTGCGGCGCCCGGAGGACCTCGCCGACCTGATGAGGCTGGCCGAGTCCAAGGGCGTGAAGCTGGCTAGCCCGACCGGCACGCGCGACCTGGACACCGAGCGACTGGAGCTGTGGATACGCGCGGCGTTCGCCGAGGAGGAGTCCCAGCGCACCAGCGAGCGCCGCAAGGCCCAGTACGCGCGCTGGCGGCGGGAGGGCAAGGTGCGCAACGGCGGCCGGGGCGGCCGGGCCTACGGCTTCGCCACCGACGGCACCACGCAGGTTCCCGCCGAGTGCGAGGTCATCCGGGAGATGGCCCGGCGGGTGCTGGAGGGGGAGACGGTCGGGTCGGTCGCCCGGGACATCTCAGCGCGCGGGCACCGGACCCCGGCCGGGAACGAGTTCGGCCACGGCACGGTCAAGAAGATGCTGATGCGCCCGCGGTACGCCGGCCTGATGCCCGACGGGGAGAGCGCCGCGGCGTGGCCCGCGGTCCTGGGGCGCGCAGAGTGGGAGCGCGTCGCCCTGGTGCTGGAGGCCAAGGCGGCCGGGTTCGGCTACGCGACGAACGCCCGGCGGTGGCTGCTGTCCGGCATCGCCGTGTGCGGCAGGGTGCTGGCGGACGGGAGCGAGTGCGGCGCGCCCATGCGGCTCAACCCGTCCAAGGGCAAGGACGGGACGCGGGTCAACGGCTACCAGTGCACCCGGCGCGGGTGCAGCACCTACCGCTCGGCGGAGCTGCTCGACGCCTACGTATCTGGCCGGGTGCTCGGCGCTCTTAACAGGGATGAGACCCCGGAGGCCCATGCCCCGGCGGCGCCGGACGCGGCGCCGGAATGGCGGGCGCTGGCCACGGAGCGGGCGGCCACGGCGGCGCTGCTGGCCGACTATGGCAAGAGCGCCGGGCGGGCCGCGCTGCTGATGGAGCGCCTGGACGGCATCGACGCCCGGATGGGGCAGCTGCGCGAGCGGGAAGCGGGAGATGCCCGCTCGCGGCTGCTGGCCCGCTACCGGGGCATCACGCGGGAGGAGTTCGGGGCGCTGGCCCTGGACGTCCGGCGGTCACTGGTCGCGGCGCTGGTGTCGGTCACGGTGCTGCCGGCGTCCAAGCGCGGGCCGGGGTTCCGGGTGCAGGACGTGCGCGTGGAAGAGCGCTAGGCGCCACAGTCGGCGCCGATCTTGTCCAGGGCGGCCTGGGCGTCCTTGACGTCCTGGTAGACGGCGCTACCCGGCGTCACCGCGTCCATGGACAGGAACGACAGCTTCACCGCCGCGAGGGCCGCGTCTATCGCGATCTTGCCGCGCGACGTGTCGCGAAGGCCGGAGATCAGCGTGGTGGCGCCGGCGTAGTCCTGGGCGTTGATCCGCTGCCGGGCGGCGGTGACGGCGGCGGTTGCCTGCGCGCACCCGGGTACCGCGCTGGCGCTGGCGGTCGGCGCGGGGGTGCCCTTGGCTGTCGTGGTGCCGGCGCTGCACCCGGCGAGGGCCAGGGCGGCTGCCGCGAGGGCCAGGGTCGCGCGGTACCGCTGTGACATGCGGTGCTCCTTGTTACTAGTGCCTATAGGTAGCTATACGTACGTTTAGGGATCCATTAAGAAAAACTAGCCGATCTCTTGTACATGCGCCATAACGGGAGGTAACTTCCGTTCTACCCGTGCAATCCCAGCCGTCCCGCCGTCCTGAGGGGGAAACCGTGCGACTGCTGCCCGCGAGCACGGCAGTGCTCACTACCGCCGCCGCTTCACTGTGGACGGCCGCCATCCTCGCGTCCGCCGACGCCCGGACGGTGGCCGACCTGCGTGGCGGCGCTGTCGCCGCCACCATCCTGGCCGGGGTCGCCGCCTCCGCGTGGCAGGCCGTCGCCGAGCTCGCGATGCGGGACCGCAGCCAGCGGCAGCGCGAGGACGACCTGAGGAGAGACCGCAGCGCGCTCATCCGTGTCATAGACAACCGCCTCGGCGGCGAGCACCCCAGCGGCCCGTTCAGCGCCGTCCGGTAGGGACGGCGCGGCCGGACAGCTCGGCCTCGACGACGGCCGCGACGCGCTCGGCGCGCTCCGGCGGAAGCTCGTCGTAGATCGCCTGCAGCAGGCCCTCCGGGGTCGCGCGCGGCGGGGACCCCTCCTCCGGGGGCGCGGACGCGATGCGGGCTATCTCGCCCGGCGGCCAGCCGAGTGCCTCCTCGATGCGAGCGCGGCTCTTGGCGATCGGCCAGCGCCGCCCGCGGATGAGGTCGCCGAGGGTCTTGGCGTCCACTTTCGCCGTGGCGGCCAGCTGCGCCTGCGTCATGCCGAGCGCGCCGAGCCGCGCCTCAACTGCGCGGGCGGCGCGCTGCTTGTCGTCCACGCCCCTTAGTTTGTGGGAACCTTTGGGAGTTTTCAAGCTTCCGTTTAGTTCCATCACGTCTCTGGGCACATTCCCTCATGCCGTGGAATGCTCCCGTTCCTTCCGCGACCTGGCTTGACAAGGTTCCCGAAGGTTCCCTAGAGTTCCGCTATGACCGAAGCAAGCAACGCGGGGATGCCGCTCGCGGACCTCGTCCGCGCGTCGCGGTTGCCGGACCTGGCGGAGCGCAAGCGCATCCGCGAGACGGCGGGCGTGTCGCTGCGACGCATGGGGGAAGCGCTCGGCGTCACCGAGGGAACCATCTGGAACTGGGAGAACGGCCGCGACGGCCCGTCTATGGAGAACGCCGTCCGCTACCGCGAGCTGCTCGAGCAGCTCAGCGAGGCCGTCAAGGCCCCGTCATGACGCCCGACGAGGCGTTCGCCCTCGGCTACGCCGACGCGAGGCCCCTGTCCCAGGAAGCCGCCGACCGCGCCGCCGCGATCCTGCTGCCCCACTGGGCCGCGATCACCGCCGCCCGCGAGCCTCGCGCCGCCTGAAAGCAGTGCGGCCCCAGTAGCACCTGGGGCCGCAGGCCCGGCGGGACATCCGTCGCCGGGACAAACACCAGAGTAACGGAGGACATCCGAGATGAGAATCGAAACTCCCCGCCCCAGCCCCCGCGAGGACGGCGACTACGCCGTCTGGGTAACCATGGGCTACGGCGACCCGGACGCGATCATCCACCTCGCCAAGAACGGCACCCTGGACCTGCGCGACGTCCACGCCGACGACTGCGACCGGCTCATCAGGGCGGCGGCCAGGGCCAAGGAGGAGATCCTCCGCTACCAGGCCATGATGGCCGCCCCCCACGGGAGCCGCTACCTCTACCAGGGCACGTGCCAGCTGTGCGGCAAGCCCGCCGATGACCCGGAAGCGCTGCACGGCGAGCCGCAGCGCTCGGCGCTGGACTGCGGCTGCGCGATCCCCGGCACCGTCGGCCCCGGCGTCCCCGTGCACTGCATCACCCACGGCAACACGGCCGTCGCGCTGCCCGTCCCCGCCGCGCAGGACGACGACGAGGCGGACGACCCGTTCATCGGGGCCGCGGAGGACGACGACACCGACGACGGCGGCTGCCTGGCGCCGTCCCCGGCGGGCAGCGAGTGCATGAGGGCGG